TTTTCGTAGGTGGGAGGATGAATGGATTGGGGCAAGTCTTTTTATGAAGTAAAAATATTATTCTTGTTTTGGTTTATCGTTTCGGAATGGATTTTTTAACGGATTTTGACTTTGCCATTTTGAAAGCCATTCAAAATCAGGTCGTCTCAAAAATTCAATCACCGAAGTGAAAGCTATAGCGAGTGCTATACATAATATCAATAAAATTTCAAGTGTCTTGTCGTAAAGCCATAGTGATTTCCCTTTAACATCAATAGACTTTAACCAGTTTCCTATGTTTTCCATGTACCTAATCCTATCATAAAAATTACAACTCCTATGAGTATAAAAATGTTGTCCTTAAATTTGAGTGCGAAATAAAAAGCGAGAGCAAGTAAAAACCCTTGTATGTATGTCATCTTTTGTAAGATGGTTTTCGCACAGTAAATTTTGTATGCTCTTGTGTAAGTTTTTCTTGTCGCTTTTTTGCTGCAGCTTTCATTCGCTTTCTTTTTGCTGTTGGTTTTTCATAGTATTCCAACTCTTGCAGTCTTGTTTTTCTATTATCTCTGTCTAGTCTTCTACGCAGTATTCTTACTGCTTTGTCAACTGACATACCTTTTATTTCAATTCTCATGTAATCCTTGTGCTCTTGTAAGGCGACACAGGTCATTTGCTATATTGTATTGATTGTCAACCATAGCTTTGACAAACTTATGAACCCATGCACAATCATAGACGAAGTCTTGATTTGTAGTATTTAGTCCTAATTTGTTTGCTTCCGTAACAAGTGCAGTAGTAAGCTTATGTGCTATTTCGTCTGCTTTCTTCATTCGTGGAAATTCTATTACTTTCATCTGTTCTCCTGTGAAACGCCCATCCTCTTTGTCGAAGATAGTTAACTTGCGAAGTTATTTGCGAGTAGCTTCTCATGAGTCTACTTGCCAATTCCTCCATTGATAAAACATTGTAGTGGTCTTTGAGTATTTGCCTTTCTTTGTGCGACCATCTACCTCGTTTTTGTAATTTCATATTTTATATACCTGTGCTCCATATTGTTTTTCTTTCTCTGGAAAGTAAACTAATTCTGTTTTACAGTTTTGATATTTTTTTATTTTCTCAATCCACCATTCGATGGGCTTGAGTGTGACATGTGCATTGCTGCCATCACTGAGTGTTGCTCGAGCAGGAAATCCTGCAATTGTAGCAAACACAAATTTCATATTTGGATTCGCATACCAGTATTCAAAGACTTCATCAATTTCATTCTCTGGAATATGCTCTAGCACATCACAGGAAACAACTGCGTTGAACTCACCGACAGGTGGTTTCTTTTCATACTCTGGTATGCCAATATCATAAAGTATGATTTTGTTCATATTCCAAAGATTTTGTATTTGGCGATGCTTGTAAGCATAGCCTTTACCACAACCAAAATCGAGAATATTGAGTTCTTCTTTTACATCAAGTGCTAAATCTTGAATATTCCAAACCCAATAAAGTATCTGCTCTCCGATCATCATGCCCACATCTGTTCGGGCATGGATAAGGCGATACTCGTCTCGTAAATGAGGTAGTGTTACTCTAGTCATACTCTTATTATATCAAAATCATAAGGATGTGTCAAGAATTATTTTTAAGTATCTATAATTTAGTTCTTGACAACACCTTTCAATTTTGTTATAATATGTGTAATTGGAGAAATAATGGATATAGATATAGCATATTTAATGATACTCATAGGTGGTGTTTGCCTGGCGTATGAGATTGGTCGAAGAAAAGGTATCGGAGATACTCTTGACTACATGAAAGCACAGGGACACATTGATTTCGATGAGTAGTTAAAAAATAGTTGTTGACTTCAAGGTTAATTTATAGTATAATTTATATTAAGTGTGAAACATGGGGTTTCACATGAAAAATCGTTCACACCGAAAGGGTGAACATAGTTTTACTGAAAAAGGAAATTAGGAGAAAATCATGACGATTGATATTAGTAAATTTTGGCTTGGAATGAATAATGATTGGCTGTTGCATAACACCGATACATCATATCCAAGATATAACATAGTTGAAAACACAAGCACAGGCAATTATCGAATAGAAGTTGCAGTGCCAGGCTGGTCTAAAAAAGAACTTGAGCTAGTTCACGAAGATAACGAACTGCTCATCAAGGGGAAAAAAGAACGCAAACTTGGGGAGAGCGAAAGATTCTCTCATCAAGGACTAAGTCTTAAATCTTTTGAGAGAAAGTTTATTTTAAACGCTGACTTAAAAGTAGACTCTGTCGAATTAGTAGATGGACTATTGACTATCGCGCTGTCTAAAACTCCGAATTCCAATCGTAAAGTATTGGATATTAAATGAAAACAATCATAAATAGTTTTAGACAAATACAGAAATATGACGACATAAAAGACATCTTAGAACAAGCGGCACTTATGTGCTTCTTTGGTGTTGCCGTCGTGGCAAGCGTAGGTTATGTCGTTTGATCGTGTATTGTCAACGACCAAAATCGAAGCGTACTCGCAAGAGTGCGCTTCGTCTTAGGGCAAAGCGAAAAAGTCAAGACAGAGAGTTACTAGACTATGCAAATATATTGCAAAAGGAACTAGAAGATTCAATACGGAGGTTAATGCCGCATGATAACAGTAAGCGATACGGCTCTCGAAAAACTACAAGAACGAGTAGCAAGTAAACAAGTATGGGGAGTTAGACTCTCTTTACTACCGAATGGCTGTAATGGTTGGTCTTATGAGTTAAAATACTTAGATGAGCCAACAATTCACAGCGATGCAGTATTCTATGGAATAATTGCAGTAGACCCTATGACATGGGGATATGTAAAAGAAATCAACATAGATTGGGAAGAAGATGGACTAAACGAAAAGTTTTTAATTCAAAGTCCACAAGAAACAGCACAATGTGGCTGTGGAGAAAGTTTTAGCATATGAAAATATCAGCAGAGGGTTTAGCCCTAATTAAAAAGTTTGAAGGTTGTGAACTCGAAGCATATCAAGATGCAGTAGGAGTTTGGACAATCGGGTATGGACACATTAAAGGTGTCGAAGAAGGCATGAAAATCACAAAAGAACAAGCCGAAGAAATGCTCATGGAAGAACTCGTAGAGTACGAAAACCATGTGCTTAACGCAGTAGAAAATCAATTAGACCAGTGCATGTTTGATGCATTGGTATCATGGACATACAATCTTGGTCCAACAAATCTAAACTCTAGTACAATGTTGAAAGTTCTCAATGCAGGACAGTATGACGAAGTTCCAGCACAAATTAAAAGATGGAACAAAGCAGGAGGTAAAGTTCTTGAAGGACTTACTAGACGCAGAGAAGCAGAAGCACTTCTGTTTCAAGGCAAGGACTGGTCAGAAGTATAATGTGGAAGATATTTGCAGGAACAACAGCAATGTTTGCCCTGAGCACATGGTACTTATGGGAAGCTAATCAAACCTTAGTCGAGAATAATGTAAAGCTAGAGAGTGCAATTCAAATGCAAGAGGAAGCTATCTCTAGTTTACAGAATGATTTTGCCTTGCAAACATCTCAGCTAAATGAATTACAAGTAAAAGGTCAAGAAATACAGAAAGAAATGAATCGTTATCTTGACATATTCAAAAGACATAACCTTACTAAGTTAGCAGCTGCAAAGCCTGGCTTAATAGAACCAAAAGTAAATAAAGCAACAAAGGAAGTATTCGATGGAATTGAAAACGATAGCAGGGATATTGATGCCGCTGATGATGGTCTCACAGTGCAGCCTGTTCCCAACAAAAAAGATTGAAGTTAGTGCAAAGCCGATAGTACGGCAGATAGCACAACCAATATTACCAAGAGAGATTGATTTAAAAGAACCTTATTGGTATGTTGTATCAAGTGCAAATCTTGACGAATTTTTAGCAAGAATAGAAAAAGATCAAGGAGAACTTGTATTTTTTGCTATGTCAGTTCCAGACTACGAACTTATGGCATACAATATGCAAGAGTTAAAAAGATATATCAACGAACTTAAACAAGTAGTAGTATATTATAGAAAGGTAACCACTGAAGATGTTTCAAAGAATTAAAGATTATGTATCAAATTCTTATCATTATATGGTGATGTCAAGGGGTGCAAAATTCTTTGATAGAAACCCAGTAGTTCAAGGACGATTTGAAGAAAACGAAGAATGGCTTGAACTCTTAGAAGATAGAGTATCAGAGCTAGAGGACTGGAGTCATCCTCCAGTCGCACCAGGTGGTGCCACTGAGTTAAAAGATGAAATACATAACTTAGCAGAAAGATTAAAACAAATTGAGGAGAAATTAGGTATTGAATACCAGCATAAGGACTCTTGAGTCCTCAGTCGATAAAGTATCGGCATTTTTATATAAAGAAAACAGATTACAAGAATCAGAATACGCACCTACAATGGTGCATATTGATACTATCTTTATGCCTGTAAAGGATAAGGATAACATTCCATTAAGAGATAGTATTATGACAGCAGGACTTGCAACTCCGCTTATTCTGATTAACAATACACAAGAGAATTACGATTTGGCAATACGAGGAATAAGACCAGATTTAGTTCAAAAACGAGACGAAAGTAAGTCTTTCCTTTGCTATGCAGGGAATCAAAGACTTACAGCAATTAAAAAATTAGGATATGATACAGTACATTGCCTGTTTGTAGAAGATATTCATTGGGCACACGCAGTACATTTAGTTCTACAAAAAGGAAAAA